ATCTAAAGACCATCTTCGCAAACGTTCTATGGCCTCACCTACAGTCAACGTTTCTGGTAAGTCGTGTGGATGGTCCTCAAAATATTCTACTATGTGTTTTGGCGTTAACGTCCCGCACACAGATTCGTTGCATTTACTAACATTTTTTTGTGTTGTCATCTGATTTAATTTTTAGGTAAGATACTTCTTTTTTCTTTTCGATGATATAATACTGTAGGTATTCTTCCACAGCTTCTTGCGCGTCATAGACGCTGTCGCTATCGTTCACCAAATCCACTAAATCTTTCGCAATTTTTTTGTTCATGTCTTTTTGTTTTATGTTGAAAATTTGGTATTGTTGTCGACCTGATCGTCGCTCGTTATTTCTACTGTGACGCCATCTTTAGGCTTGATCCTGATGGATATTTCCGAGTATTCCACTATGGCGAACGATAGACCGGTATCGATGCTAGACAGATAGGTCCCGTCCCATATCCAGTTCTGCGTCTTTAAATTGGACATGCCATGGTACTTTAGCAATGTGACGCCTGGCCTTAATGAGTGTAGGTATGCCTTCCTTCCGACGTACGAGTACGATGTCAATATCTTTTTTATCGACGGATATATTGCGGCAACGTCCGAGAACGTGTCAGGCATGATCTCCTGCAAGTGCTTTACGAATTTTGGTATTACCTCTTTTTGATATGACGTAATCGTGCCGCCCATCATCGCTTGCGGACTATACGACAGTATGTTTGCTATCATATCGGGCGTGAAGTCCTTTGTCAGAATCATGTGGCTGCCATTGGCAAATACGCCGCCGTGTGCCAAAAATGGCACATTCTTGTTCATGTTCATGTGCGCATACGGCAGAAATATGTAATCGCCAACGACAGCTATCATGTCCTTATAACTGCTCAATTTTCTGAACTGGTCCTTGTGCCTTTCCTTGCGATCGCTTATCCATGTTCTGTACTTCTTCGCACGCTTAGTGGGTCCGCCTTCGTAGGAAAGCCTGCCATACGGACAGCTCCTTACTCCAAATAAAGTATGCAGTGCGCACTCACCACGTTCGAACAACTGACAATTCTCGCTATTGCTGCATAGCGTGATGCGACATTCTGCTGCATCATTGTGGTTCGACTTGAATATAGAATCGGCCGGATCCGTGACGACTACGTTTATTATTTTATAATCTTTCTCCATATAGTTTTTATAAATTCTATGTCAGCATCGGTCTACATTGAATACAGGACCAAGATCTCACCTTCATTTTTATTAGTACAATTTTTCGAGAATCCAGTGATAGCGTAATCTAGGCCGGTCTTTTTGTGCTTTACGTTTATTCTGTCTTTTAGTATCATATTAAAAATCTTTTTACATCATCATTGGTGCCGAACTAGCAGGTCCTCCATTATCGTCTGATTCTGATTCAGTCAGTTCTACGTCAGAAAGTATTTCGAGGTACTGCGCAGGCACAAACTGTAGCTCTGGACACTTATTCTTGTCTTCAGTATTCGGCATGATTCCCATGTGAACACATCCGTTAAAATAGAAAACCATCTCTCGAACTATTTGTCTCGAACACGCCATTTCTTATCTGTCTTTTCATTTTTATCGTTAATTATAAATTAATCTAATATTTGGTTCAAATAATAATTTCTGATCGAGTGTATCACGTCCCTCGCATCCTGCACCGCATCATGCGTTACAATTGGAAGAACTCCCGCCCTATCCATACAGGTTGCGAGGTCGGGCAGTTTCTTGTCATCGAACGGTCTCCAGTGCAGCATAGTCGGATCCAGTCCCCTGTGCGAGCAGATGATCGAATCGGTCCATCTCGGCAGCCGTTCTAACATCGGTTTATCGTACGTGCCAAAATTCTTTCCGGCCACCGTTATGTTGATCTTCTTGACATCTGGTATGAACGATGAACTGCACCATGATGATGTTCGTTGCTTTACTACGTCTCCATGATACGTATGTTCAATCAAGAAGTCCCTTAATATCTCTGCCGCATCGTAATGCTTTACGAACTGCCCGTGTTCGTTTATCAATTTTCCGAGCGCACTCGCACTAACCGGTTGCTTTCTCTCGCACTCCACATATTCTCGCATGGCCTTCAGTATCCAAGCATTCATCGATATTCCGCCCAGTTGACCCTCGATTCTGTCATGCAGCAAATTGAGCTTAATCGTAGGCAGATCGTTCACCGCCACAAAATTGTCGCCGGACATCCACCAGCTAGTATCGTCCACTACCGCGCCTATCTGCAATACTTGATCACGTGTGACGTCCAGTCCGGTTCCTTCTATATCAACACTTACATACCTCATATTTTTTATTTATTTTTCATTCTCATATCACGCCATGATATTTAAGTCCAACGTACAGTCCAAGCGATAAAGCGATGATCACGGTCGCTACGAACGCTATTGTCCATCTTTTCATGGACTTCTGATATGTCTTATCGTATTCTCGCCACATCCGTCAGAATATTATGTTGAACATCGTTTTCGGCTTTAAACGGTACTGTGTACACTGCTCTATTATGAACAGCTCCTTCTCCGTATGCGTTGCCCGTTCATGTTCATGTTCAGTGAATTTTTTATCAAAGCTTGCGCCTATCTTGGCTATGTCGATTGATATTTGTTTGTAGTCAGTTCTAGACTCTTGTTGAACATTCTCTATCATTATGACTTATTTTTTAAAACATGGAAATATTTACTGTTTGGTATCATATCGGCAATCTTATATCGTTGTGCTGCCTCTTTTCGCATGGCATCCCACGCGTGGTCACCGATAGAATTTTTGGCATGTTCAAGACACGTCAAGAACCGCTCGTTAGAAGCTGGTGTTCGGACTGATAAATATTCTGTCCCATCGCGTACAACGCTGTTTTTTATAGCCATGTTCGGATCTATAACTGCTATCGTTATCACATTTAAGTTGCTCGTCACAATAAAACCTTTAAGCAGCGATCTATGCTCATCTGGCATATACATTGCTTTTATCTTCATTTTTCCTCCTTTTTATACCATGACATTTTCGACATGGAATCTAATTCCTGTTGGGTTTTGTACACAAATACAGGTTTATCCTTAGCATATTCTGGTAGGTCCCATATAGTGATGAATATCTGCATCTGTGGTTTCTGTACCAAGTATATTGTGTCTTTCTTTGGTGAACACATAATGTTTATGTCAGCTGCCGTCTGTGCTACGCAGGTGACTGATGTGAATAGTAATAGTAATAATAACTTCATGTCTTATAGATTATTTTTAAATTATAACTTCAAATATAGTAAAAGTGTGTGAAGTGATCACCGTTGGCTTTTATGTATTTCCGATAAATTCGCTGGAGCGGGTGTGTCTTTGACTGATGCTCGTGGTGAGTGTGGAAAGAGGACGTTGCGTACGTACCTTAAGATATATATTGCCCCTGGGGTAATCTCACGAAATTTTTTACGCCAATTCCGGACTATTGTTTCGCTTTTCTGAATATTTATTTTCGCCCCAATTTTTATTCCATCGGTATGTGGAACAACGGGCATACGCTACCGTATTATATCTAAATAAAAAATCACATGATATATTCCATAATTATCCCGACGTACAACAACCTCGAAGATTGTCTTAAACCTTGTGTCGAGTCTATTATTAAGTACACGGAAGGTATTGGTGAATATGTTGAGATCATAGTCGTTGCGAACGGTTGTACCGACGGGACTGAAGAATTTGTTCGTGCGTTGGACAACAAGGGCATCAAACTATTATCGTATCCGGATCCATTGGGTTACACCAGAGCGATAAACACCGGTCTGGTCGTGGCCACTGGCAAGTACGTCGTGCTATTAAATAACGACACACAAATATTGGACTTTGGGACTAATTGGCTCGACATTTTGCACGAACCATTTGATAGTGGACATAAGGTCGGCATAACTGGACCTAGTAAACTGTTTAGTAAAGAGGCTAATGAATATTTCATGATATTCTTCTGCGTGATGATTCCACGTAAGCTGTTCTTCGAGATCGGATACCTGGACGAGACGTTTAATCCAGGTGGAATGGAAGATGTTGATTTCTGTATGAGACTGGAGCGTGCTGGATACAAACAGGTACGTGTCCCGGACGACGGCGATGATTGGTCGTACGCCACCAAGTTCCCGATATATCATGCTGGCGAAAAAACAGTGCATAATCCAGATCTGATGAGCGATTGGGAGAATAAGTTTCAAAAAAGATTGAAGATTATAAAGGACAGGACAGACAGGTCATACTATTCTGACTATGCAGATGTCACATGCGAGATCTCGACGAAGGGCAGGTACACGACGACGTTGCCTATGGCGATAATGTCGGTGATCCAACAGGAGCTAAAGCCAAAGAAGCTATTGATATTTCAGGACGACTTTAACGCTAACGACATGAACGACCAGGCAAACAACATCGGCACAATGCCAGTGTTCAGGTACCTGTTCGCGATGCTTGACAGCGCTGGTATACAGTGGACTGTGGTTTTTGGCGAGGGAATGGGACAGGTGAGAAACCATCAGAGGGCGCTAGAGCTGTCAGATACCGAGTGGGTATGGAGAATGGACGACGACAACTACGCAGAGTCAAACGTACTTAGACTGCTGATGGAGGAGACCGCCGAAGGAGTCGCAGCGGTCGCACCGAGCGTGGTGGATCCTATGAATAAACAATCAGGTAGTTGGTCAACTAAGCTGACGCACATAAATACGCATTCGAATTTACAGTGGCTGGGTAAGGGACAACCGAGCGTGGTGAACGCAGAACATCTGTACAGCACGTTCATATACCGGAGATCTGCCGGCCTGGTGCACGGATATGATCAGGCGCTGTCTGTGGTCGGTCACAGAGAGGAGACGATATTCACGTACAACATGTTCAGGGACGGTCACGCACTTTTGATAAATCGCGAAGCGGTAGTGTGGCACATGAGACAGGACGTCGGAGGTATTCGTTCATACAACGACCCATCACTGTGGCTAAGAGATGAGATGCGCTTTGACGCGCTTTGTGCCGAATGGGGCGTCACGCCGCTTAAGAGGCTACACGTAAACCTGGACGGTGGACGCGGCGATCATTACATGTTCAGGATGGCGTTGCCTGACATAAGGAAAGCACACCCTAATGAAATCATAACGGTATACGCCGCCTACCCAGAGTGCCTTGATGACGAGGTAGACATCGAGATCAAGAGTGTTGCCGACGGCATCAGCTCGGTTCATAATTTCGAGTTGCTTGGATTGTACCGTTGGTGCATGGAGAGGCGTTGGGACAAGTCGGTGGTCGAAGCGTACAAACAGATATACAAATAAATTAAAAACAAATGATGACAACTAAATTTTTAAAGTTCAGTAACGCATACAAGAACGATAATAAAGCAACACTAAAACAGTTAGATACGGAGTTCGAACTGTTTGTACCCACAATACAGGTCAACCCTGTTACAGAAATCATCTCGACGGGGTCCGTGATAATACAAGACTTACCTACACTATCATGAAGAAGAGAATAGCTGTGATCATGCCATATCACGACGGCATGCAAAATTTCATAGGACGGTCCATACAGGCCGTAGCTAATCAGACGGACGTGAACGTAACGCTGTACATAGTAGATAACAACTCGACGGACGGCACGCCTCGGATTGTTGCTGACATACTGGCGCAGGAGCAGAAGCGCAACCCCAACTTTTGGGTGGTGAAGATCATGTGCATGAAACCTGGAGTGGCATACGCCAGGAACGCCGCTATGGACGAGATTATCTCGCATAAGAAGAAGGATAACGTCATAGACGCTGTTGCTTTCTGCGACTGTGACGACGTGTGGGACCTGGATCACCTAAAGCACGCAATGATACAGATGGATCAGCACAAAGCCGACATGGTATACTCTGATGTGCGCTGTGTAGACGAGGACGGCATGCCGCTGTCGATAACTGGGATTCCATACTATGTGCAGTTTGACGCGCGTAATTTGATGAAACAGAACTTTATTTTCATATCTACCGTCGTCGTCAAGACCGATGTAATTGAACACGTAGGACCGTTCGACCACGAGGCCGATCCGATGGGAGACTGGGACTATTGGATTCGAACGTCAACAAGTTTTGGATTGTTCCACTATCCGGCGACTACCATAACTTACCTGTGGAAGACAAAGTCTGGCAGCTATTACGATCCGTCTAAAATGATTACGGCATCAGAGTACGTTAAGAATAAACACATTTCTAGGAAGGAACATTCTGATGGACCAGTATCTGATGACTATTCGCATATTTCTGGATGGCTTAGTACGGCAGAGGGTCAGACATTACGACAGTATGCCAACGGGACGTGTCTCGAGATAGGATCGTACAAGGGCAAGTCGACGTGTTACATAGCAGAAGTTGCTAAGAGCGTCACTTGTATAGACACGTTTCTGGCAGATACAGGCGGACAGACACAATCCATCGATAGCACTTATGAAGAGTTCAGACGAAACACTAGCAAGTTCAGCAACAAGATAAGGGCCATAGTTGGCACATCCACCGATATGGCAGGTCTCATGCAGGACGGGTATTTCGACATGATATTCCTTGATGCCATGCATGATTATCACTCAGTTCACGATGATCTTATAAATTACTGGAACAAGTTGAAAATCGGAGGATACATGCTGTTCCACGACTATGCAAATCCCGACTACCCGGGCGTAGCTAAGGCTGTCAACGAATTAATTGGACCGGCTGACGAGGTTGTGGATTCCATCGGAGTGTACAAGAAGATCTCCAACTTCCAACTCCAAAATGGCGATTTCTTGTCAAATGCAATAGATAAAACTATAGATTTGCTCCAACTGGATCCTATAGTTATTGACGAAAATACTGAGTTTGCACCGCGTCTCAACATGGTAGAAAGGTACGCTTTGGACGCTTTGCAAGCACAAGAAAAATTAACCGAACAAAAAATTCTGCCCCCAGAAAAACCGCAAAAGTCTGTCGTACTCGCTCCATTCGCATGTTCACTACCGGACGGCAAAGTAAATCCGAAGAATTTTCCCATATCTGAGTGGAAGATCCTGGTAGAAATGCTCCGAAAAGCGGATATATACACGGTACAAATTGGCGCTGCTGGTGAACCATTCATAGGCGCAGATGAGATGCAATTCAATCCAACGAATGACACGCTCAAGCAAATTGTAAATGATATGGATTCGTTCGTTTCTGTTGATACGTATTTTCAACATTTTGCGACGTTCCATGGAAAAAAAGGTGTAGTTATTTTCTCGCAATCGGATCCCAATATTTTTGGGCATTCTTCCAACGTGAATCTATTGAAAACAAATGATTCTCTCAGGGTTGAACAGTTTCAATTGTGGACACAAACTGACTACGATGAATCCGCATTTCCTAATGTTATCAACGTATTCGAAGAAGTAATGAAACTTCTGACCAGCTAATGAATATATAAAATACCGATCATGAAAATCGATTTTTTCAGGGGTAATCAATCTTAAAAAATAAAATAAAATGTGTGATACTATGAGTGAAATTTTGGATACAATTAACGGCGATAAAACTAAAATTGCGTATAATTATGATGTGGTGCTTGCAGCGGCAACTGAATATTTTAATGGGGACGAGCTGGCCGCTACAGTGTGGACATCCAAGTATGCTTTGAAGGACGCACACGACAACCTGTACGAGCTAACTCCGGACGATATGCATCACAGACTTGCCGGTGAGTTCGCTAGGATAGAGGCGAAGTATCCGAACCCTATGTGTGAGGAAGAGATCTTCGAATTATTGAAGGATTTCAAGTACATAGTGCCCCAGGGAAGTCCGATGTCTGGCATCGGCAACGACCTGCAAAAAATAAGCATCGGCAACTGTTTTGTGATAGGAAACCCGGAAGGAATGGGCGACTCGTACGGTGGTATATTTAGGATAGATGAGAGGATTGCTCAGTTGCAAAAGAGACGTGCTGGAGTGGGTACCGATCTATCTGACATCAGGCCAGCTGGAACACCAGTAAATAATGCCGCCATAACTTCTACCGGCATCGTTCCGTTCATGGAGAGACATTCTAACACAACAAGGGAAGTTGCACAGGACGGAAGACGTGGCGCGCTGATGCTATCATGTTCAATACGCCACCCGGAAGCAGAGGCATTCATTGATGCAAAGATGGACACCACCAAAGTGACTGGTGCTAATATATCGGTAAAGATACATGACGATTTCATGCACGCAGTTTTGACAGAATCTCAGTACAAACAGCAGTGGCCAATAAATGCGATCAACCCAAAAATAGAGAGAATGATAGATGCTAAATCTCTTTGGAACAAGATCATAAAGAACGCCTGGAAGATGGCAGAACCTGGTGTTCTGTTCTGGGACAAGATCATCAGCGAATCACCAGCAGATTGCTATGCGCACTTAGGCTTTAAGACTACATCAACAAATCCTTGTGTGTCATTAGAAACTTGGGTTATGACAAATGCTGGTCCGTTCAAAGCAAAAGATTTAATAGGTTCACAATTTGTAGGTATAGCAAATGGCATTGAAAATACTTCTACAGATGAAGGTTTTTTTATTACAGGAACAAAACCAATATATCGGGTTACTACAAAAAAAGGATTCATCATTGAATCTACCGATGATCATCCATATAGAAAAGTAACATCAATAGAAAGAGAATTAATTGAATCAAAGATGACAAAATTGAAAGATATTGTCATCGGTGATTCAATTTTACTAGGGAATAATATAGGGTTATCTTGGACCGGAAAAGGTAATGAAGAACTTGGTTGGCTATTAGGATCATTACTTGGTGATGGTACTATTACAGAAACTGAAGCAATTTTGCAATATTGGGGTGATACAAAAATGCAATTACACGAAATAGCCGTATCGTATGCTAAGAAAAATGGTAAACATAGAACAGATTTTGGAAATGTTAATGAGAAAGGTATTAATTTTAAAGAAAGAGATACAGTTCGATTAAAATCAAAATATTTATTAAATTTATCTACTGAATATGGTATAAAAAGAGATAAAGTAATAGATTCTAATTTGATAGAATCTACATCATCTGATTTTTATATTGGTTTTATTGCAGGTTGGATAGATGCAGATGGACATGTAGAGTTTGACCAAGAAAAAGGTTCTTATATTAGAATATCAAGTACAATCTTACAGAACTTAGAGATTGCACAAAGAATGTTAGCACGAATTGGGATCATTTCATCTATTTATAAAAATAGAAAACCGGCTGGTATGTACGAATTACCAGATGGCAAAGGTGAGTATGTATCTGTTGAATGTGAAGCATATCATGATTTACATATATCTAAAAGTAATATTTTAGAATTTAATAAAATAATTAAGCTTAGAGAACCACACAAAATAAATATAATAAATTCTATAATCGAACATGCAAAAAATAATAGTGGATTTTATCGAGAAAGATTTGTAGATAAAATAGAAAGTATCGAATTTATTGAAGAACAAGTTGTTTGTGACTGTACAGTATATCCTGAACATCAATTTGATGCAAATGGTCTAATAGTTTCAAATTGTGGAGAGCTTCCATTACCTCCAGGTGACAGTTGCAGACTTTTGGTGGTGAACTTATATTCATACGTTATAAACCCGTTTAGACCTAACGCGGTATTCAACTATAAGTTATTCGAGGAGCACGTGATGAAGGCACAGCGGTTGATGGATGACATTATAGACCTTGAGCTTGAGAAGATCGATGTGATTGTTGACAAGATCATCAATGATCCGGAAGATACTGCAATTAAGGCTAACGAGCTAGCGATGTGGCTAGAAGTTAGGGAAAAATGCGAACAAGGTCGCAGAACCGGAACCGGCATCACTGCAGAAGGCGACATGCTCGCTGCACTCGGTTTACAGTATGGAACTAAAAAAGCTACTGCATTTGCAGAGCGCATACAAAAGGAACTCGCCCTCAGCGCGTACAAGAGTTCATGTTACATGGCCAGGGACAGGGGAGCGTTCTCAATATATGATGCAAGTTTAGAGACAAACAATCCGTTCTTACGCAGACTCAGGGAGGCTGACACTGAGCTAGACGAACTGATGTCAACGTATGGACGTAGAAACATCGCTTTATTAACAATAGCACCTGCCGGATCCGTATCGATCCTAACAAAGACGACATCTGGCATAGAGTGCGCATTCATGGCAGCTTACAAGAGAAGACGCAAGATCAACCCTAATGATAGAAATGTGACAGTGGCACACGTAGATCAGAACGGCGATTCTTGGGAGGAGTATATGGTGTACCACCATCACTTTAAGACTTGGATGTTGTACAATGGAATCGACCCCGACAAGGTCGTCAATATGTCTACCGAAGAACTCAACGCTATAATAGAACAGTCGCCATATTATAAGGCCATGGCCAACGATGTGGACTGGGTAGAGAAGGTGAAGATGCAGGGCGCGATGCAGAAGTGGATAGATCACTCGATCTCAGTTACGGTGAACTTACCTAACAACGTTACTGAGGAACTGGTCAACGATGTGTACGTAGCTGCGTGGAAGGCGGGATGCAAAGGCTGCACCATATACAGGGATGGTAGTAGATCGGGTGTGCTGATCTCTGCAGATGCACCGGCAGAAGAGTCGATAAAGAAAGACAACAACGCGCCAAAGCGTCCGAAGTTCTTGAACTGCGATGTAATACGCTTTATGAACAAAGGCGAGAAGTGGATAGGCTTTGTAGGTCTGCTTGATGACCGACCGTATGAGGTGTTTACGGGTAAGGCTGATTCTATGAACGTGCCACACTCGTGTGAAAATGGTCGGGTTAGAAAAACCAAGGTTGACGGCGAACAGTTCGGCGAGAAATGTAAAATTTCGAAATACGATTTCTTGTATACTGATCACACAGGATCGGAGGTTGAGTGTGAATGGCTGAACACAGCATTCAATGAGGAATATTTTAATTATGCAAAACTTATATCAGGAGTGCTTCGTCATAAGATGCCATTGCCCTATGTCATAAGTTTGATAACCTCTCTGAACATCGACGATGACGTCATATCAACATGGAAGAATGGCGTTGCCAGGATGATCAAAAAGTACATCGTAGACGGCACGGTGGCCTCTGACAAGACGTGTAAATCGTGTGGCTCCGACACGGTGATATACCAGGAGGGGTGTTTGATTTGTACGAGCTGTGCAAGTTCGAAATGTTCTTAAAAAATGTAGTTATTATTCCATAATTTTTACAGTTTTAACGGTCACGAGATTGAAATTAAGTCATCTTATGTACTTAATAGACAAGGTGGTATAGAAGTTATAGATGCAAAGAGAAAGGCAGTAGAAGCACATAATATACGTTATATAGTAATTCTTGATAAAGATTATTCAGAATTTTTAGATATGATATTGAAACTTTATTAAATAGATGCGTATTATGTTTTTAAAAAAAAATAATTTAATTCAAAATTCCATGGAAAATCAACAAGCACAAACACAAACACAACAGGTTCCTGAGAACCTAACGCCACAACAAGCACTTGCTATTTTAGTGCAGGGCGTACAATTTGCTCAGAGTAAAGGCATATACAGTCTTACTGACGCTGAATTAATCTCTAAAGCTGTGAGAGTATTCACAAACCAACCAGAAGGAGAAAAATTGGCTGAATCTCCGCAAGATGAAGGCGCAATGACTGAATCTCCACAAGATGAAGGCGCAATGACTGAATCTTCACAAGATGAAGTAATGCCAGAACAAGATGAAATTCAAATGACAGGAGAGCCACAGGTCTAACAAACATCACTTTTCATAAAAAAAGGACCGCTTAATAAGCGGTCCTTTTTTATTTTATATGATATATAGAATATGAAGAATAATAGTTGTGTATATACACACCAAAGATTAGATACACCAAAGATTAGATGGTACTATATATTATGTTGGTATAGGTAATAAAAAAAGCACATGGAAAATAATGGATATACTAAATTAAAATATAATAGATAGATGAAAAAAATAAAAAATTTTAAAGATTTTAAAGCATTCACTAATTTGTCTGATCTTTATAAAATTAATTTAATTGCTACAAGTGATAAATTTTCTTTTAGTCATGTCGATCATATAGTAAAGTCTGTCGCATCTATGTTATTTACCTTTATCATGCCACCAGGTATTTTTGAGGATACAATTATTAGTTCATACCCCGTATATAATTATGGCAACAATGACGAGATACATGCGCTAATAAAGAGCGGTGTATTCAAGAGAAAGAACATATACAATCTACCTGGTAACTTGGAGAACGCCAACGACAAGGTGAAGTTTCACAAGAAGATGGAAGGCTGTCCATTCGTGCCTAAAACCGTGTTCACGCCAGAGGACGCAAAGAAACTGAAATTCCCACTAATAGCTAAACCTAAGAACGGCAGCAAGGGACAGGGAATAACCGTGTTCAAGGACAAGGAAGAACTAGAAGCATACGACGGAGAACAGTTAGATACATATTCGGTAAAGTTCGACCTCAAGCGAGAATTTCGTGTAATATCAATGAAGGGTAACCTTTTATACATAGCCGAGAGAATACCGGTCAACAAGAAAGCAAAGTCGTTAAGAGAGGGCAAAGACGTGTTCATGCGGGACGGCACGCTTGGTGAGCGCAGCGAATACGTTTGGAAGGAGAAGGAGTTCGGCAAGGACGGACTACCTGAGATGAAGAAGTTCAAAGCAATATGTGACAAGACGCACGAACTGTTAAAACTGGATGTACTAGGTATTGATATAGGCATCGATGACGCCGGTAAGTTGTGGTTGATAGAGTCGAACACTTGTCCTGGACTAAACAATGACCAGGTCGTTAGGATCTACCTAGCAATATTTGAGGATTTCTATGGCAGAAAGCCGGAAGAGCATACGATGAACAGGATCAAGGAACTACAGAAGGAACTACAGACTCGTAACAAAGACGACATAAAGTTTTCATTCTCATCGACGCCTGGACGAGTGATGGACTGGGGTACACCAGATCAATCTTCTTCCGCTAAGTATGACATCGAGAAAAGCTTTGGCGCACCGCTTAAGCAGATAAAGCAAGACAAGCAAAAATAAAGAAACTTATCTTCCGATCTGACGTATTATTTACATGGAAGACGTTAAGATAGTTGCACTCGTACCTACACGAGGTGATAGGCCGAATCAGCTTGCTAATATGCGCAGGATGATGAACGGTCAGACAAGGCCATTACACGGGATGGTGATCGTGGATGACGAGCCAGTAGATCCAACGAAGAAGGACATTACGTTCCGGTACCGAACAGGACTCACCCGCATTTTCGAACAGTATCCGGAATGCGATCTTGTCGCATTGGTAGAAGATGACGATTGGTACAGCCCGCTATATTTGGAAGGCATGCGTCAGGCATGGATAGATGCTGGTAAACCATGTACGTTTGGACTAGGTGAGACATACTACTATCACCTTGGCATAAAAGCGTTCCATCATCAGGTACACCCAACTAGAGCTTCTGCATTTACTACATTCATGACAAGAGCGCACCTTAATATGATATGGCCGGCCGACGATTATTCGTTCGTTGACATAGATATTTGGCGACAGTTCCCAGGTAAAACGGTGACGTTCGAGAACAACCCGCCTGCTATAGGAATAAAGGGTTACGGCGAGGGACAGTTCTTCGGCGGCATAGGGCACAACGATAAGTGGATAGAATACAGGAAAAATCAGGACCACGACATGACATGGCTTAGCGATCATATAGATAAAGAATCGTTCAATTTTTATAAATCAATATCCGATAAATTATGACGAAAATAACCATACCAACCTCTTGTATTATCAGCATTGTTCCTGAAGCAGCAGATCTTGCGAACTTGCCACGTAAGAAGAAGAAAGCGTTAAAGAAAAAGCTATCAATTATAGTAGTTAAAATTATTGAACAAAAACTATTAATTATATGAAACTAGGTTGTCACTATAATGCGTTTGATGCTCTTGATCTATTAGGTCCATCTATCAATAGTATTAGGACAGTAGTGGATTTTGTATGTGTCGTATATCAGGAAATGTCCAATTTCGGGGAGGCAATGTCTGATGTTGACCGCCTATACCTAGATAAACTAAAACTGTCTGGCAAAGTCGATATGTTTTATTGTTATGAACCGACAAGCCATAGCGGACACATGAACGAACTGGCGAAGCGGAATTTAGGCAAGTCCTTATGCGCAAATGCAGGATGTGATCTACACATGTCGATGGACGTCGATGAATTTTACGTAACTACACAGTTACAATATGTAAAGGATCAGATGTCTACTGGAGAATGGGACGCGTCTGCGTGCAATATGCAGACATACTGGAAATCTCCATCATTCGTTCTTGATCCTCCTGAAAAATACTACGTTCCAATTATATATAAAATGGATGACAGAACGTTCGATTTACGTAACAGATGGAATATACCAGCAGATCCAACTAGAAGACTTGTATCCAATAGGATACGTATATTTGAACGATCTGAGATAGAGATGCACCACATGTCAACTGTACGCTTAAATTATCGATCAAAACTTATGAATTCTTCTGCGAGTATAAATTTTAAAAATAAGATAGATTATTTAGTTTTATATCATGAAAATTGGAAATTCGGAATGAAAGCATTAATGCCAGGTATGGAAGATAAATTTTATAATGTTAAAGAAGTACAAAATTATTTTAATATTATATGATTAATATGGGTATTTATCAAATACGAAATTTAATAAATAAAAATTTATGTTGGAGGTACTATATCTTTTAAAAGAAGATGGTCTGATCATATTAAATTATAAAAAATAATAAACATGTACTCCATCTTCAATAACATAAATAACATATCATGAAATTAGAAAACAAAGAAGAATTGATTAAATTATTGAGTGACAATAATTATTTAGCTGACGTAAAAACCATAGAAGATCTTAAAATATTTGTGCGCGGTAATATCGAATTTACTGAATACTTAGCTGATCAATTAAATAAATCAATATCGTATACTGAATATCTTGGTAGAAATTTGAATGTTAGCTATCAATATATCGATTTGCTTAGAACAACAATATTACTAATATCGCCAGAGATCAAATTACCAGATATGAATACGATAATAGGAAAATTTATAGAAGATGATGAAACTTTTTAATTTAAAGCCGTTTGATCAGTTCATATTTGAATCATTCGGTTCAAATTCTATGGCGGATAAACTAACAAATTATCTTGTAGATGTTATTAATGAAAATATAGGCAAGCTTATATTAAGCGGTAAAGTTAATTTAAAAAATTCGATGACGAATTTCAAGGACATTCGTTTTTATGATGACGAAATAACAGTAAAGATCGGGCATCTTAAATATGGTAACATGGACCCAAATTTTATCGTTGATAGTGATTCGATAACAGGTCTGATCATGAATCTTGAATTGGTGCTATCTGATGAAGAAATACGGTCCAAACAGATGAGTAAGAAGAATCCAATTATCGATACGATAAATCACGAGTTCTTACATGTAGTAGAAACATACCTCACCAGACAGAATGAAAATGCTACGTCAAAGTCGTTTGATTACGGAAAAAGATTGGACATGTTGCAGAATAGATACGATAACTGTAAGGAATGGCAAAAAATTTCGTATTTTATTTATCTATCTCTACCACATGAAATGCGCGCTCGAGTTTCTGCATTACACCAAGAGATAAAGCGAAATAACCCTAGTGATGTAGTCGATTATATAAAAAATTCGAAATATTATATGGATGCCGATTTTTTATCTAATGTCGATATAGATATTTTATTGAAAAAATTAAGGACGGACGTAGACTACGTTGGGGTTATCAGAGATTTTAATAGCATATTCTTGCAAAATGATAAAATAGATTTGGTAGATTGTGAGAAAGAATTCATTGCATATATTAAAAATATTAAAAGAAAAAACATAAAATTAAAAAATAAGCTCATTAGAACATCTTACGCATTTTTGGAGAAATTTTCCTGGCACAATCCAGGAAATCCAGATAACGTTGATATAAATTACGAAGAATACCAGTAAATAAAACATAAAATTATGAAACTAACTGAACTAAAGACATGGATTGAAAGCTTACCGCAAGAACTGCAAGAGAGCTTAGACGTAGTTGTATCTCGTGATGGCACACTCACCGAGGATTATACGTACAGACTGGATGCACCGATCATATCACTATCGGTGGACGAGGATAATAACGAAGCATGCATTTTCATCGAGAACGACAAGGTGAACGAGGATGGTGAGGGCGCAGCAATGGCGACGCTAGACGCTACACCTGGAATGAGCGCACCACAGTATGCCAACCGAGATCAAGAAGGTTCTGGTGACGTTCCGATGGGCGGCAAGAAGAAAAAGAAGAAGAAAAATATAAAGGATTTTAAGAGCTTCACCAAATGAAATCAATAAATCAAATATTTAAAAATAATAAAGAGTTATTAGATGAACCGGCTGTACGTGAACTAATCGAATATTGTACAGAACTAGAAGGTCAAATTTTCGCTAATACTCAAGAAAAACAGTTCACTTTTGAAGATAAGCTCTCTGAATTAATCAGGGATATTTATATAAGTATTGCGCAAGTACAAAATGAGGAGAAGGACGCAATAAGATTTGATGAGATAGAACATGTGGATTTTGAAAATTGTATAGAAAATTTAAAAATATGTATTCAAAATTTTGCTACTGAAAATAAGTTTAGGTTATAAAACTGGATAAAATGAAATATGCCGATTTTTTAAAATTAATAAAAACGTACCAACAACTATATAATAATTTCAATGAGTTATATGCAATCGGGTTTGACTTTACTGATGGTAAGTATAAGTTAGAACCAGATATGGACTTTTTATTTCAGACTATATTAAGTGCATACTATACGGAAGAGGGTATCGACTGGATCAATTGGTTCATATACGAAAATGAGTTTGGTAAGAAAGACTGGTCCAAATTAAATGTTTATGACATGAATGGTACAGTAATACCGGATGCGGATGCAGCAAAAGCATACGGCGCTTGTGATAAAGATGGAAATCCAATTTGTCATACGATTAAAGCTACATGGAAATATGTTGAACAATTTAAAAAAAATTGACAAAAGTTCTACATATAGGTTTTTCGAATCCAGCATTAGGTAAAGCATTCCGAGATACTGTAGATTACCGATTTATAGACTGGACGGACTGGACAGCTATTCCCAATAATATAGAGAATCTTCATAAATATATTACTAAGACTAGCGACGATTTTTCACCTGATATTATTTTCATGCAGATCCAATCACCTGGTGTAATCACACCAGAATTCATAAAAACTTTACCGGGCTTAATTATAAACTGGACGTGGGATTTTCGAGGAAATACACCCGAGTGGGTGATGGATCTTGCACCATATTGTATATCCGCATTCACTAATGAAAATGACGTATATCGCGTCCTTATGACCGGCAACAAATCAGTGTTCTTGCAGAGTGGGTTCGACCATGAAATTTATAAGTCGGACGATGACTCGGACACTGTGTCCGAGTCGCCTGAAATAGTTTTCATGGCAAACAACTATCCGGACGACGAGAAATTCCCGCTTAGTGATTACAGAATAGACCTGGTCAACACCCTAAAGGACATATACGGGACTCGCTTTGGTGTTTACGGCTTCGGCTGGCCTGGACAGAATCCGTTGCAGAGCTTCATGCATCGTGAGCGTAAGGAAGCGGCATGTTACCGTTCTGCCAAGCTAGCGATAAATTTGTCTCACTTTGTTGCCAAGAGGTACACGTCCGATAGGATGTTAAGGATCCTTGGTAGCGGCACGATGTGTCTTAGTCATTGGTATCCAGAGATAGAAAAAGATTTTACGGACGGTACGCACCTGCGAGTGTGGAACAGCACAGATGATTTGATAAAATTGATAGACCAATATCTGGCAGACGACTCCGGGCGGGAAGCTATAGCTGCATCTGGCTGCACGCACGCACACGCCAGTTATACTTGGCACAATATGGTTTCACAAATATTGAAACTTTTGTACATCTAATCAATACAAACAATACAAAGTTTATAAATTATAATACCAATTTCAATGCATAAGAATAACATAGGTCTGCTGTTAATATCAACAGGTAATTATCATGTTTTCATAGATCAATTAATAATATCTGCGCGAAAATATTTTATGAATAATCATAACGTGACTTTTTTTCTTTTCACTGATTCTGATAAATTCACGCACGCAGATGACATTGTGCTCATACCGCATGAGCACAAGCCTTGGCCCCTGCCAACTCTATACAGATACAAAACATTCAATGCGAATAAACAGTTGTTGTTTAATATGGATTATTTGTATTACTGTGATATTGACATGCTATTTGTGGACGACGTGGGCGACGAAGCAATTGGAAATCTTGTGTCCACAATACATCCAGGATTCTGTGGATCGTGTGGAACACCCGAACGTCGTCCGGAATCGTTAGCGTATTTACCAATAGGAACTCCAAATACATATTTTGCTGGTGGTTTTAACGGTGGCAAACGTGATAATTTTCTACAAATGTGCAATATTATAGACATGAATATTGATACGGATCTAGTCAACAATATTATAGCCGTCTGGCATGATGAATCGCACATGAATAATTACATGTACTTTAATAAACCGGATGTCATATTGGATCCAGGCTATTGTTACGGGGAAAGTATGCTTTTACCTTATGTCAAAAGATTATTGGCGTTGAATAAAAATCATGCACAAATACGTGCGGCTATATGAGGAGTGTTGTTATATTTTATCATAAAAATATTTTAAATATTTATGAACGTACATGGATAGATAAATGCATAGATTCCATAGCAAATCAAACGTACCAAAATTTTGATATAATTGAATTAAATTATGGACCTGTCGATAATAATTCAGATGAGTTTGTATTTATACCTGGTAAAGATAAAAAATTTATACAAGTTCCTTTTGATAACCATATAGATGCAATGAATTTTTTATTAAATGATTTGTTTTTAAATCAAAAGTATGATACGGTATTTAATACCAATATGGATGATTATTATGATATTACACGATTTGAAAAACAGATCAATGTGATATTAATGGGATATGATTTGGTTAGCTCAGATTTTTGCTATATACAAGATAATAACGGGATTGATGAGATAACATTGCACTTAAATATTTGTCAATACGGAGATATAGCAACTAATATATTGAAAAAACATAATGTAATTGCACATCCATGTGTAGCTTTCACAAAAACATTTTGGGATGGTACATTTGAATATAATAATTTATTAGGTTGGGAGGATTTAGAATTATGGATGCGAACAATTCGCACCAAAAAATTTAATATAATAGATGAAGAATTATTGTATTATAGATTACATAATAATCAAGTTACTAAAAATTATAAAAATTAAGGACTATGCCGATTCTGAATGATATGGTTTTTGTGCATGTCCCAAAGACGGGAGGAACTTATATTGAAAGTTTATTTGGTCTAAATTGGAATGAGAGTCATGAGACTTCTAAAATAGGACATTTAAAGAATTTATATGGAATATACGAGGATGAGAGGGGGAAGTTCACGCTTCAGCATCTAACTGCAGAGGAAATACGTTTGTATTTCAAAGACGAGGTTGGTGACAAAAGTATGTTTTCTGTAGTCAGAAACCCTTTTGAGAGAGCAGTTTCTTTATATCATGATCACAAAGAACCATTGGAGCTATCTAATTTTGTTGACTTTCTTTTGCTTTTAGATGAAAGGGGGTTAAGTTACGACTTCATGGGATGGGGTATTGGCGATTATTATGACCAAATTAAGTATCATTTAATACCCCAATCAGATTATATATTTAATTCTGTCGGAGGAGTTCCCATACTTCTTAAGTACGAAAATAGTAATCAGGTTAATAGATTTTTAAAAGAGCTGGGAATTGAAAATCCTATTTTTGGAAGTCCAAGAGACTATAATTATTATAAAGATTACTTAAACGAAAAGACTATCTCCTTAATAAGTAGAATCTATCACGTTGATTTCGTGAGGTTGTTTTACAGTAAAATGTATCATTTATGAAAGCATGAAAAATAACGTTCTATACATAAACTCGATAGAGCAGCAATGCGGCTGTCACCAGTACGGTAAGCGGTCTGTGAACATATTGGGCGGTTCCAAGGCGTACAACTTCATCTACTGCTCGCCGGCATCGATGGACGAGTATCATGGATTAATAGACAAGTTTAAGCCCGTCGCCATCATAATAAACTATCATGAGCTGACGATGACATGGTTCTCCGGCTGTGAGAAGGACAATGACATTGTCTACTATGTCCTGCACCATGAGGGCACGGAGCACAGCAACCTGAACCCGGACTACTACCTGTACGTCGATTCTACGTTCAGGGACGTCGATAACAGGTTTGCGGTTCCAAGACCGCTGTTTGAGACCGTGCCGCACGGTCCCGCACACGATGTTCCTGTTATAAGTAGTTTCGGTTTCGGTTTCGGTAATAAAGGTTTCGGTCGAATCGTTAAAACTGTAAACGATCAATTTGATGAAGCTATTATTAGGTTACATATTCCTTTTGCACATTATGGAGATATGGATAAACAATCTATTAAAAATATTTATCCTGGTTGTTATGCGGAGGTTAAAAAAACTGGTATTAAATTAGAGATTACCAATGATTTTTATACTGATGAACAACTACTTAATTTTTTATCTGAGAGTACACTAAATATATTTTTATATGATGAAATGTTAGGACGTGGTTTATCATCCGTAATTGATTACGGATTAAGTGTTAATGTACCCCTAGCAATTTCACAATCATATATGTTTAGACATATTAAAATGACACAACCTTCTATTTGTTATGAAGATAGGACATTACCTGAAATTATTGCATCAGGACCAGAAATATTACAACCATTGAGAGATCAATGGTCACAAGCTAATTTCATAGCTAAATATGAACAAATACTAAATAATACATTATGAACAAAATATTGACTGATCACTACAGAGAACATTATGCGGAAGACATAGCATATTTAAAAACTATATGTCCAGAAATGATGTCTAGAAAAATTGAAGAAGCCAATGTGCAACAAGCTTTTACGTTTTCTCAAACCAAAAAATACGCACAAACAGATAGTAAAATATTATGCGTTGGATCTTTTGAAGATACAGCGTACGAATCATTAAAGAAATTAGGATATGATATAGTAGGAATTGACCCTGCAATTGATATGGATCTTGATGGTTACTTCCAGAATGTTGGTAATAAAGTTGACCTTATATTTTCAACATCTGTTATAGAGCACGTAAAGGACGATGATTTATTTATTGACCAAATGTGTTCTCTTTTAAATCCAGGTGGATATGGAATACTTACATGCGATTTTAGAGATGATTATAAGCCAGGCGATCCGATGCCAGGTGAAGATCAACGATTATATACTAAGAAAGATCTCTTAAAAAGATTTCCTGCATTATTAGCTGAACACAATTGTTCTATGGTTGGTGATATAGATTATGATCACGAACCAGATTTTACATACGGTGTTTACAAATATTCATTCGCAACATTCACATTTAAAAAAAATGATTAATCAAAATTTCATAGTATCTGGTATGATGGGAGATTTCTTGCATTGTATGTATGTGGTCAAACATATTTGTACCAGAGATAATACAATGGCAAATATTTATTTAGTTGATGGACATCACGGTGATGTTTGGAATTTTGGTAAAGATACTGCGCACAATGATTTATTAAAACTAATGGGTCAACAATCTTATGTTGCAGGATTTTATAATATTGCTGATATACCGGATAATTATATTAACTTGAATGCGTGGCGATTATCTGTTGCAACCACATTTCATGAAACAGGTGAGTACAATAAATGTTGGTCTGATGTTCTTTCTGAATTTTTTAAGTTTGCTCCGGCATTTCCAAAATGGATTAATGTTGATGAAGGTGATGTGAATACTACTAATAAAATTTTGATCCATAGATCTATACATCGTCACGGTGGACTTCCTTGGCAAAAGATTGTAGATCAATTTGATGAATTATTATTTGTAACATCTAATCCATCAGAGTTCGATCATTTTCCGGTTAAGAGTAGTAAAGTTAAATTGTACCAAGTTGCAAATATTTATGATATGGCATCAGCTATGAAGGATTGTAAATATTTTATCGGTAATCAATCGGCATTATTTGCATTAGCCAGTGCATTAGATATTCCAAGATTAGTAGAACTAGAACAAGGTGTTTGGAAGTTTTATGGTGACGAAACTAAATATTCAACAAACATGTCTTGGTATTTGAATGATATTACAAAAAATATACAAACTGATATAATAAAATTATGAAACTAACAATATACAAACTGATATAAATTAAAATTATGAAACTAACAATTGGACAACTAGTAGATAAATTATCTATTGTTAATATAAAAATTTACATGTTAGAGGATGTAAAGCGTGAGCCAAAAGCTACTAATAAAACTATTGCTGACGCAACCAAAAAAACTAATGTATTAAATTCCGAGCGTAACGTCTTAATAGATGAAATAGATATTGGATTGAATGAAATAGCAGATGGCGTAAAACAAACATTATTTGGTTCTAATAAAAAATATGGTAGTGAATAAAGCATTAATTTTTGGTATTACTGGACAGGATGGTAGTTTTTTAGCTGACATCCTTAAAGTCAAGGGATATGAAGTCCATGGTGTTGTTAGATCTTCTGCTTCTGTCACATCTCGGTTTATACATTGTTGTAATGATAAACAAGTACACCAATTAATTGATGAATTAAGACCTACTGAAATATATAATTTGGCAGGTTTAACAAATACGTTTAATCCATACGCTGACATACCAAAAACTATAGAATTAAATCTAACCTTACCTGTAAACATTTTAAGCGCAATATATAATATTGATAAAACGATTAAATTTTTTCAAGCTTCTTCGGTATTGATGTCGGGTAATGCTGATGGATCACCTACATATCCTTACGGTATTACAAAACTAGCGGCACATAACTTTGTGAAACTATATAGGGATTTGGGATTGTTTGCTTGTGCCGGGATATTTTATCCTCATGAATCAGAACGAAGAGGAACGGGATTTCTATCAAAGAAGGTATGCTCAACAATAGCAAGAATAAAGTTAGGAAGTACGGAAAAATTAGAACTGGGTGATTTAAACCAACATAGAGATTGGGGTTATGCAAAGGATTATATGGAAGCTGTCCATTTAATGATGTGTACAGAGACGCCAAAAGATTATGTAATTGGTAGTGGTATATTAACAAAGACAGAAGATTTTGTTAGATATGCTTTTGAGTATGCCAGTCTAAAATTTGAAGACCATGTTGTACAAGATACAGCACAGTTTAGACAAAAGGATTTTGTTATACAACAAGCCGATATTAAAGAGATTACGGCTGACTTGAATTGGACGCCAACCAAAACCGTTCATGATATTATACAAATTATGATTGATTGGGAATTAAATAATATAAACAAATAATTATGATAAAGCTTTTTTCGTTAGGTGATATTTATATATCAGATTTTCTCAAAGATGGCGATGAGCCAAGAGGAGATAGACATGATTTACAATTAATGATGGAAGAGGATACTCGAGCCGTCAGATTAGAAACTACAGCACCATTAAACCAAATGTTTGGTAAATATTTTTACCGTTCAGGAATTAATGAATCAATGTGTGTGGAGTTAAATAATATTGTTAATTCAATAGTATCGGTAATCGATTTGAATGAGAATGATATTTGGTGTGATTTGGCATCTAATGATGGTACGTTATTATCGTATGTTCCAAAAAATCTTATTAAAATAGGCATAGATCCAGCAGAGGATTCTTTCAAAGAAGAAGCTGAGAAGCATGCAGATTTGATAATACAAGATTTCTTTACTGCAGACAATTATAAGGATAATAAATTCGGTAATCAAAAACCGAAAGTGATTACTTGTATCGCGATGTTCTATGATATTGATAAGCCAGATGATTTTCTTCAAGACGTTCACGAAATCTTGGATGATGAAGGTTTATTTGTAATGCAACTAAGTCATTCAGGATTGATGATGGATCAATGTGCATTTGATAACATATTAAGTGAACATGTTTATTATTATACATTGAATAGTATAACAGTATACTTAGAACGAAATGGATTCAAAATTGTGGATTGTCAATTGAATAATACTAATGGCGGATCGTTCCGTATTTATATCCGTAAAACTAACGCAACCGATAATTTATTTGGTACTCAAACATTCAGAGATATTTGTAAGTATAGAATACATAGTTTGTTGTGTTATGAAAAGCAGAGAAAATTCGATGAACCTGAAACATGGATGGCCTTTTACGATATGATAAATGATCTGAAAGATCAAACTGTATCTTTTATAAAGAAAGCAAAGTCCGAGGGTAAAACTGTTTGGGGTTATGCAGCTAGTACTAAAGGTAATACTTTACTACAATATTTTGAATTAGATGACAGTTTAATTACTGCGATTGCTGAGAGGAATACAATAAAATGGGGACTGAAGACAGTTGGTACTAATATACCTATATGTTCAGAAGATGAGATGAGGAAAAGTAATCCAGATTATATATTAATACTGGCATGGCATTTCGCTTCGCATTTTATAAAGAGAGAAGCAAAATATTTAAGCAACGGCGGTAAGTTTATTATACCTTGTCCGACGTTTAAAATTGTAGGTGGATGAAATCTGATGAAAAATAAAAATAAAGGTAAATATGAAGAAACCTAACGTTGCAATAGTAATAGTTGTATACAATGTAAGCGATTTAATAGTAAAGCAAATAGAATGTATTAATACATTCTGTGTAGATAATTATGACATTATCATTATTGATAATAGTGATGACAAAGATAATACAGATGCTATTTTATATCGATTACGTGATATAAAACATACGTATATCAAAACCTTTGCTCATACGGGAGACCCTAGTATGAGTCATGCGTTTGCTGCTAATTTTGCATATTTAAAATATAATGCGTCTTATGATTATATGTTATTTTTAGATCATGATTGTTTTCCTATAACTGGGTTCTCAGTCATTGATATTTTATGTACTAAAATTATGGGTGGATTAGGTCAAACAAAGCCATCAGGTAAAACCTATTTGTGGCCAGGATGCTTTGTTATTGATAATAAAAAAGTAGATACTAAAAAAGTAGATTTTAGTCCTAATCGCCAATTTGGTTTAGATACTGGTGGTAATTTATATGCTATTATTGATAAAGCTGGACTAGAATCTATTCAATTTTTTGATGAAGCATTTCATGAGAATATAATGTTTACAGCACATTATAATTTTTATTCAATTATTAACAACATGTTTATGCACTTTATTAATGGTTCTAATTGGAATCCACTTAATAATAAGGATAAACATCAAGAACGGTTATCATCTTTGCTTGCAATTTTGCAAGGATATATTGAAAAAAATTCTACAGTCGAGGAAGTTAAAGATGAGGAAGTTAAAGATGAGGATAAAGAAAATGATGACATTCTGTAGATTGATCATTCTGTAGATTGTAATCAATCAGTATAAATTTATGATATGATAACATATTCACAACTTGGACAATTTGGCCGCTTTGGAAATCAGCTATTTCAGATAGCAACCACCTTAGCTTTAGCTAATAGAAACGGCGATAGCGCAATATTTCCTGCATGGGAATATAATTTGGCGTTTAAAAAACAGATAATGTGTACCACTGATTTTAGTTGGGTACGTTCGATTCATAGGGAACCTGCATTTGCGTACTCACCTATACCATACAGGCCCAGTACAGATCTATATGGATATTATCAATCGGATAAATATTTTGCAGATTACAGAGATCTCATATTAGATCAATTTGATTTTGTTGATGGTACGGTCACAGACGAACAGATCAAGGATGCGAGCGAATCATGTTCCATTCATATAAGACGTACCGATTACGTCGCACTTGCGAATTACCATCCGTTTCCTGGAATGAACTATTACAAGTCGGCCATAGCTAATATGGCAGCAGTTGGTATTAAAAAATTTATGGTATTCTCAGATGACATACCGTGGTGCAAACAAGCATTCGGTTCTGATTCTAAATTTATATATGTTGAGGGACAGACAAACGTGCAAGATATGTGCCTGATGAGTAAGTGCCGTGCCAATATAATAGCCAATAGCTCGTTTTCATGGTGGGCCGCATATCTTAATAAAAATCAGGATGCTCATGTAATAGCACCAATGATTTGGTTTGGACCTGGAAATGCGCATGCCAGCACAAAAGATTTATACTGTAAAAACTGGGAATTGTTATGAAGATATTAGTCACAGGCGGTGCCGGTTATATTGGTTCACATACAATCATAGATATTTTAGAAAACACAGATTATGATGTAATTTCTATCGACAACTATTCAAATTCGGATGGATCTGCATACGATAGCATCGAACGCATCACAGGAAAAACGATAAAAATGTATAATGTGGACCTGACCGATTTACGAGAAACGAAACGGGTTTTCGATTTCAATCCAGACATCATAGGCGTTATACATTTTGCAGCGCATAAATCTGTAAATGAATCTGTTGATGATCCATTGACATATTATCATAATAATATTAATTCGACAATTAATGTTTTAAAATGTCTTAACGAATTTAATGTACCATATTTAATCTTTTCATCTTCATGCTCGGTTTATGGTAATATACAACAGTTACCGGTATCAGAAGATACTCCGATGAACACCATAGAATCGCCATACGCATATACGAAACAGATATGTGAGAATATGATCAATAATTTTGTTCAATCGAATTCTGATATAAAGGCCATATCATTACGATACTTCAATCCGGTTGGTGCACATAAAAGCGGGTTGAACGGTGAGCGATCATCTGATCAGCCTAATAATTTGGTGCCATATATTACACAAACTGCAATTGGTAAGTTGGATAAGTTGACTATTTTTGGTGGAGATTATGACACACCAGATGGTACATGTATACGAGACTACGTGCATGTTTGTGATATAGCTTCTGCACATATACAGGCAATTAAAAAAATAAGTTCCCAAACTTTTCCGAATTATAGTATCATAAATCTAGGCACCGGCACTGGCTATAGTGTGCTAGAAATTATCGACGCATTCAAACGGGTATCTGACATCAACTTAAAATATACGATAGGTCCAAGGCGAGCTGGTGATATTAAATCAATTTATGCCGACAATACAAAGGCTAAAACTGTTTTACAGTGGTCACCGCAATATAATATTGATGATATAATGCTATCTGCTTGGATGTGGCAAAAAAATAATAGCTAACTTCACGAATATGATAGTAACGACGGCTGATTGGCATGGCGAATGGAATAAGGTCATCAGAGAAATAAAAAGATTGGAACTGTCCGACTGTACGATAATACAGGTAGGCGACTTTGGCATCGGCTTCGAAAAGCCGGAGAAGGAGCTCCGTACCATGCAATATCTTAATGCCACGCTTGAGAGCAATAACATAAAATTATATGCCATACGCGGCAATCACGACGATCCTGCATATTTTGACGGCACATATAAGGTTGGAAACATAGAGCTTCTAGCAGACTACACTATACTAAACATAGAAGGAAAATCCATTTTATGCGTCGGCGGCGCAATATCGGTCGACAGATCACCCAATCCAGAGGTACCCAACATGTACGGCAAGCCGTGGAAGGGTAGAAAGCTTGGCAAGTCATACTGGGTTGATGAAGCATTCGTCCTGTGTGAGGAAAAACTTAAAGACATACGCGACATAGATGTTGTCGTGACGCATTCTGCTCCTGCGTTCTGTTATCCATTTATAAAAAGTGGGATGGATAAGTGGATCAAGTATGATCCTGCTTTGAAACAGGAGTGTGACAACGAGCGCAACGATCATTCTAAGATGCATGAGATACTGGTGCGCAATAATACAATAGCTCATTGGTTCTACGGTCACTATCATGAAAGTCATCATGAAAACATAAATGGAACTGAGTTCAGACTACTCGGTCTAAATGATAATAATATTCCTGAGTTCTTCGAAATTAGGTAAAAATCATGAAAAATTAATAATGTAAAATGAAATAAAAATGAAACAGAAACAGAAAAAATTCAGAATACCTAGAAAGATCAAGAAAAGAATAAATACAATATTTTTATATCCACCAGATGAAAGGGGTAGTTCTCTAATGGCGTCCATAAAAAATTCTCAAGAAGATTACACTGCTTATAAACAAAATATATTAAGACCCTTAGTATCAAAGACAAAGGCGCAGATAAAAGAAATAAATGAACGATATAAAATTTTTGATGTACCAACATATTTAACGGATGACGACCTTAAATTTGCAATAACTGAAATTTTTGGTGAAGAATTTAGAGATTCAGCATATTCAATATTAAGTAGATCAAAAAATCATGATGTTGCAAAAGTAGCTTATTATAATTTTGTAAACGCTTACAATATGACGAAAGCTGGTGGTGATGAATCTACTATGTGCTGTATGTCATTAGATTTAGCAGAAGAAAATTTACAAAGGTCTAAGCCACGAAACAAATAATTTTACATAAATTTGGTGTAGTCGACGAAACCCTGCTGTATGTCGCTAAATCCGGCTTTTTGCGTGCAGCATCCAGGATTTAACGTGAATGAATTTCCTCTTAAGTGTGTGTTTGCGTACTCTACGTCTATCTGTCTTGACTTGACGTTTACAGTTTCCAATATTTTCTTACCGAACTCGTTTGTTATTCCATACGCGCCGGTGGTGAACGTCCTGACGCACTTCCATATAGACCGATATTTTATCACGGGTCTGACCTGATTGCCGCAGAGATATAGCATGTCCCAATTTTCGGGCAGGTATCCTGCTATTGATTTAACCTCAGCATGTGGGTCGCGCAAGAATATTATGTCGTCTTCAAATATTAGAACTTGTTTATATTTTTTGTCGACCATCTCCTGCAGTATTGACATGTGGCTCTTGGTGCACCCCATCTCGTTAGCCGATATTAACTGGTCCTCGTGAATAGGCAGTGATTTGCCTTCTATTGCAGATACCCTCTTTACCTTAATGTCCCACCTAGCGAACTCCTTTTGTACGTCCTCCCATCGATCCTCCCGTCTGTCCAGATTAATACAATATATCTCGTCAAAAAACTCATTCAGAAATCCCATATTCTTTTTATACGAGTAGACTAAAATGTTCCTATCGTGAAACTTTATTTTAATTTGAAACTTTGATATACCTTGAATGTATAAAGGAATATAAAAGAACAAGAATGAAAAATAATAAATTAGATTCTGCGTCAGAGGATCAATACGACGCAGAGGGTAATGCTAAACACTACAAGCAGGGGCGCTACGAAGTTATAGAAATGATGGAGAAGATCTGGGGTATTGACGCGACAATATCATATTGTCAAATGACTGCTTTTAAATATCGCATGCGCCTAGGTCACAAAGAGGGCCAGCCGTTAGAGCAGGACATGAAGAAGACAGGTTGGTACGAGCGCAAGGCAGAAGAATTAATAGCACGAAACACCAAATAATGAACTCGATGCAATGTTCGAATGGTTTAAAAAGAAAAACAAAGTTATGACAGAGGAACAACTCGCACCATTAAGGGAGGAGCTCGCCGCAGTTCCAAAATTCCAATGGGTTAAAACAGATAAGGCCGGTAGGGTCACGGAGTTCAAAGACGTCGTCGTCGTAAATGACATGATACTGGTCGAGTTTACAGACGGGACCCGTGTGAAGTACGACATGCTCGGCGATGCGGTTATGAGAATACAGGACGATTCTATGCTGCTTAATATTGCGCCAGATCCTGTTGCTAATCACGGCGTGCCTATCAACGCGCCGCATGTTAGCATAGGCACACCGAAACCGAAGAGTCCAATACACGCGCTGCTCGAGAAACAAAAGTCTAATCCGGTTCCTGTCGAAATATCCATAGAGATGAATCTTCCGGCTGTAAGTCTTTATAAGGTGCTGTCGCAGTCGTTTGATAATGCAGACGACGACATAGTTGAATTCATAGTTGCCGATCTGGACGTGCCGATGATACGAGATGCAGTCAGAAGCGCAATTACAAATTTTTACGCAGGAACCAATGACAAAAAAAACTGAGGTATTATTCAGTACCGACAAATTCGACGTCGTGAAGAAAGACGACAGGATCGGCATAGTGCCGCTAACGATCACCGTGGCGGTGCTTCCGTTCACCAGGGATGCTAAGGGATTGCCCGGACAATTGGGCGTCTTGAAGGAGTTTAATTACATCCGATCAGCTGTGTCGCTTACAGTTATAACCGGTAAGGCAGAGGGCGAGGACCCTGACATACTAACTGCGGCACAACGCAAGATGCTTGACAGGTCCGGGCTAGACGTGCAGGAGCCAGAGAGGTGGCACTTCCTTGGGTTCATGACAACGCATAAGATGATAAATCAGGAGATACCTTGCTTCGCTTGTGACATCACCGGAATGTCATTACCTGAACCTGACGAAGACGTGGATCCTGTCGACGAAGTTGACGATAAAGAACCGGAGTTCGTATTGATGAGCGTTAATCAAGCGCTAGACACTACCGATTGTTTTATACCTACAATGTTCATGCTGATATTCAAGTTCATTTTTGGATTCGCAGCCGGCGGTGACATAGATGATAATACTAATACAAATACATCTTCTGTTGTGGAGAATCCTATGCAGAAGAAAATAATGGACATAGAAGGAGTTATCGGTGCGGGTAAGCAGGACGACGAGTGGATGATCCATGTAAATATAGGAGCGGACAAAGAATCAATAAAATCAAAAGTATTCACAATAGTCGGTGATGACGCCACGGTCAACGTGGAAGAAACGCAAGACGCAAACCCAAAATCTGAATAAATGCAAGAAAAAGAAAGTTTTTTGGATCACACACAGGAGATCCAAATCAACGACGGCGATCTGAAAGACCTCGATTTAGAGACATCTAAAAAGTTAGAGAAACAGTTGTCCGTAATAAAGTACGACAAGTATGATTTAACTACTGAAGAAGACGATGCTCGATTAAGATTAAGCAATAATTTAGCAACTGCAACTATTGGTGATTTTAATGTAATCATTTACAAAAACCAAGACTTTACCGTAATCGAAACAAATGATGTTGTTAAGGGTTATACGGTTTCTATTGATGAGAATACACCGATAAGGACTATCAATCCGTTCAGATCGCCTGGTAAGCCTGCTAAAGATCTTATCGCGTACAGGAAGAATAGGAAGAGGAAGAATAAGGCTGCCAAGAAATCAAGAAAAATTAACCGTAAAAATAAATAAAAGTGTAATAAAATTTAGTTACAATTATATTACCGTAAAAATAAATAAAAGTGTAATAAAATTTAGTTACAATTATATTACAATAGAAAACAAATTTTTACAAAAAAAATAATTTTAATTATGCATTATAATAGAAGACAGAGAAGAGAGTTAGCCAAGCAGATGGGTTTGATCGGTAAAAACGAGTCGTCTACGGCATGGGCCAGTAGAGTTGGCCGTTCTATAGAAGCGGGCAAACAAATAGACAGACAGTTCAAGAACAGCAACGAGACTGATATGCGTAATGCAGCAGCAGATGCTGAAGCAGCGGCATTATCCACGTTGATCGAAAAGGTTGGTGATGATAGAGCCAACGAGATTATGACCAACAACAGAAAGTTAGCCGAAGATAGATCAGCGGAACTAACAGAGAGACGTGCCAAACAAAAAGCAAAGCTTCAAAAATGACAGACGAACAACCTGTAAAAAAGACTGTAAAAAAGAAGGTCTTGAGAATAGTCTTCACACAAGAGGAGAAGAAGGTTGCCAGACGCAACATTGAAAATTTTCGGCAGAGCTACATAATCGACACTAAGGAGATGATCCTGGAGTACGACTATCAGGCCGAGTCGAAAATTTTCACGCCCCAAGATTTTATAATACAGCAGGAGATAGAAAAGAAGCTGAGACAGGCAATGAACAATAAGAAATCAAAGCAGGTCGTGTACTTTCACTACCAGCTAAATTCTTATCTTATCAAGAACATCCGTAACTTTTTTACAACGTATAGTACAAATTTCGAATTCGTTCTATTCGACCCTGACTCATCATTGGTTAAGATACACAAGTATTTCGATGAAGTTCTGCCTTAATTTCTGTAGATATATATAGTAAAGGGGAAGTTTTATTCTTTCTTAAAAAATAACACTATAAGATGGCAACAGTATTCGTAAAACTTGAAGGACCAAAATATTATTATCGAACAGTAGACAGTGGCGGAGAAAGCGCAGTATGGACTACGACTACCCGAGTTGAAGACGCTGAGGGTAATCCACCAGTAGATCCGCCGAAATCAGTAGAACATAAGAAAGTAGTAGCAGAATCATCTGCACCAATAGCAGATCCTGTTGTAAATCCAAAAGTTGAGCCGGGAATACCACAAGCCAGTTTTGGTGGTGATACATTTGGTTATGCATACCGAGATAATATTATCGGTGCAGAGATGCCATCACTGGGTGTTAAATCATTGTTTAATGAATATTCAATGTTTAGGTACGACAGCGCAGCAGGTGATTTCAACAGATTGTATGACAGTGCAAAAGGACTACTTGGACCAACACCTATTATTTCACGTAATCCAACAGCGCACAACATCATACAATGGTCTCTAGAAAACTCTACCGGATATAATTCGTTTGGATCAACTCCTTATTCGTATTCTGATTTCTTATGGTGTAAATATTATGGTCATATTCCTAATAACTATATGGTAACGCTTAGAAGGTATCCGGTTCCTATGACAGATAATGTTAAGACACATGATGGTAGCAATATGCCACCAGTTGCACAAGCTGTTACATGGATGGGGGAGGAGACAGAAAATCCATTATCTGGATTAATGAAATTCACGGCTGGATTGATGTGGAAAGAGATAGAGGCAAAGGTGCAGGAGATCTCAGGTAATGAGAGGGGGTTTGAAAATGAACCATTTTCCGCTGTTCCTGGTGGAAAATTAATTGGGGGTGTACAGGCATTCCTAAATCCACGTGAGTACTCTGGACAGGCACAAAGCGAGAGCGATTACGCCAAAGAAGTTTATGGATCAGACGGACCCTATGCTAATAAGGTGTATGGCCCTGTAAATGTTGTAAATAAGACCATGGCTAGAGATCAAGGTTTACATTTTGAACAAGAACTATCTATAAAGTTTCATTATAAATTAAATTCAGAAGCAGGAATTAATCCTAAAATGGCTATGCTTGACATCATCGGTAATATGTTAACGCTTTGTTATAATAATGCTAAGTTCTGGGGTGGTGCAATAAGATATTTTCCTCAACATCCAAATAAACCTATGCTTGGTGATCAGAAAGCTTTCTATTCTGGCGACGTTGGTGGTTATATTGATTCTGTCATGACTGGTTTAAAGAAAATAACTGGTGGAGAAGATGGTAAAAGTGGATTCATGGATACATTTTCTAAAATAATACAATCACCAGAGAGTGCATTACAAGCAATCAAAGAGTTAGCTCTAGGCGCCGGTAAAATGGCGATGGGTAAATTTGCACAGAAGGATAGACCACAGATCATAGCCATGAGATCACTATTGACTGGTGATCCAGTTGGTGAATGGCATCTAGTTATAGGCAACCCGATGAACCCTATAGCTATGATTGGTAATCTTATATGTACTGACATCGAGATGACAACTAGCGACATTCTTGGTGCTGACGATTTTCCAACCGAGATAATGTTTACGGTTAAATTGAATCATGGCAAGCCAAGGGACAAGGGTGATATAGAATCTATGTTCAACCTTGGTAATGGTAGGTTGTATTACGGCATAAACGATAATGCAGTGTTCTCATCTACACATAACTCAATGATGGATACATCAGGACCAAAAGGAGAAGCAGCTAATAATACAGAATCGGGATCAAAGGGATTCAGAGAATTAACGCCTGCACAAGTAGCTGCTAATCAAAATGCTAGTGCAAACTTGAAGATACCTGGTAAATCTATGTGGGGTAACAAGTTTAACCCAGGTGAATTGCAAATAGCCAAGACTTGGGCTGGCGATGCTAGTAAATCGTTATCTGGAACAACTAAACCATAATTATGCTATTTTTAGACACACTTAGAAACAAACCACAGGTAAAAGTAAATGATGAGTACATCAAGGATCTTACCGCACAATCTGTTGACTTCAATACAGGTGGTCGGATGATTATCAAGAGCACTGGTATTGTTTCTTCTGACTTGGTCATGCGTTCAGATTTGATCGCCAAGATCTACTTTAGAGACTCTAACAAACTGGATTATTTGCTAAAGTTCAATGGTATATCTAATCCGTTTTCAATAGACGAAGGCGACATAATATTGATACCTGATGATGACGTAATGAAAGCCGTATTCAAACCTAAACGTGAACTTGACAAAGTTGCGTCTAAAGAATCATTAATAAATAAATTTTTTGATCCTGATAGACTTAGCAAGAAGGATGCCAAGAGATTAGAATATTTACAAGTAAAATCAGAAGCATTGTCAAATGGTTCTAAAACTAATCTACCTCCGAATTTTGCAGAGCCAGGAAGCAAAGAGATAAAGGTAGTTGACGGCAACGTCATATTCGGTGCAGACGTTGTGAAGTGCAATGTCAATACAACCGATCCTATATCAAAGGCTAGAGCAAAATCTAAATTGATTGAGAATCGCATTTTTCGTTCAGTTAAATAATATAAACTTGCTTGGAACAAGGGAATACCGTGAACAGAAGAAACTAAAAAATATCAAATTCACATAAAAAAGAACATAAAATAAATGGCATCTTCATTAGAAAGGAAAATACAGAAAATAACAGTGCCAACCATTGCTATAGATGAGATGGGAATGATAAATCAGGATGATCCTAATAATCCGTTGTTTTCAACTGATCAGAAAACTAAACAGTCAGGATCTTTATATCCATTGATACAGATAAATAATTATAAGTTTACTGAAAATGAATTAATGTCGTTTAGTTTAGATTTAACTGAATTTATTCCTATTGTTAATGTTGTAGTCGGTTGTCATGATGGCGTATTTTTAAGCAAAAATTATCCTAAAGATGGTGATCCATTGTCAGTGTTCATACGTAGTCGTATAGATGAATTTAATCCTATAAGGTGTGATTTTGAGATTGAAAATATAGCATCATATCCATCAGCAGATAGTTCTGGAAATAAAGCTATGTATTCAATAACAGCATCATTAAGGGTACCAAGTCTACACGCCGAATTTTGTAAGGCATTTAAGGACCAGAATTCATGGGATGCACTTCTTAGCGTTGCATCAGACATGAAATTGGGCTTTGCATCAAACGAAACTATCACCAATGATAAGATGACTTGGCTTTGTGCATTTGATTCATATAAAAAGTTCACAACAGATATAACAAAGGCATCATACAAGGATGATGACAGTTTTTTTACTACATGGATAGATCATTATTACATATTGAACTTCGTAAACGTGAATAACCAATTCGGTGAGGAATTTGAGATAGATGAAGCATACGAGGTACTTAACGCGCAGAAAGATTTTAACAAGGGTCAGGAACTGGAAAAATTTGATACAAAAATACTGTTATCAAACCACAAGAATCTAAGAGGTCATGGTAACTGGATCTCCGGCTATACACTATTGAACAACTGTGGCGAGGTGGTACAGGCAAATGGATATAGAAGATATGTTCAGTTTTATGATATGGGTTTATCTGGTGATCCGAATACAAAATATCAGAGTTATTTTGTAGAACCTTTGTCAACTAAAGGTACTGATGATAAAATATTATTAAGAGGACGAATAAAAGAACCAGAAATATACAAGAATCAGAATAAGAATAAATTCTTAGGAATACAAATATCAAATCCAGTTGGTGCAGTGCATGAAAATTACATGCACGCCATAGTTAATAACTGGCAAAACAAACAGGAAATAGAAAAAATGATATTACATGTTACTTTAACTAAATGTAATTTTAACTTGTATCGTGGACAGAGAGTTCCAGTATTACTATTGAATCAAGATGGAAATATACGGCAAAAAATAACACAAGATCCAGATTTAGCAGATGAAGGTGTACAGATGAGTAAAGATAAGTTTTTATCAGGATATTATTATATAATTGGTATGAATATTACGTGGAGTGACGAAGATGTTAATTTTTTTCAAGATCTATACCTAGCTAGGAGAGAATGGCCGATACCACATCAATAAATAGAAATAAAAAGTAGAAAAATAATGATAGCACCAATAGACGATAGGATAAGGACATTTCACAAGGGATTATTTACATCTGATTTATTCGGATATGAAGATCCTACATACTTGGGTTTTACATTCCATTTCGAATTCAACCCAGTACACGTCGATCTTGAGACTGGTCAGTGCGAGAACCCACTGTTCGCTACTCGTGGAAGCGGTATAAATTCAGCACAGCATTATTTACAACAAATAGGTTTTAAACAACGTTTTAAAATGTTGAGAGAATTCAAACGTATATTAGAATATATGAATAAAAATGCGCCATATTTTTTTCAGGGTATTTCAGGTGTTGCCGAACTATGGAAGATAGATAAGAAATCTAAGGGTTTCGAACCTAATAGAGGTTTCGAAAAAGTGCTGAAGATAGATTGTC